TTAAGCGTACAAGGCACCGCTGTTATCGGGGAAATCTATAATGATATCCTGGTTAATGCCTATAAGATACTGGCGGCCGCAGGGATTGACACCAATGGCATCGCGGATAACGAGGATAATGGTTACCAGTTATTGATCGCTTTACAAAAGCTGACCAATGTGCTAAATGATATTGAGCAGCCGATCACCCTGGCGAGTTTGATCTGGTCCGTGCCGATTGCTATTGATCTTTTACCGAATAAATACTTTTTGATATGCAAGGCTGTGGGTACTTATAACCCGGCGGCGACTTATACTTTTAAAGGGACGGGTGCATTATCGTATGGCTTTACTTCGCCTACGGGATTTATTGACGGTGATGAGATCATCGTTATTATCAATACGGCTGGTGCGAAGGCTTACAGTTTGGGAGGTGGTATCCCATCGAGTGGGATGGCTACATTTCACGCGAGTGATCTTTTGGGTGCCGATCCGTTCTTTTATTTACCGCTTACCGGGACATCCGTACCGGCATTGCCGAAATATCTGACCATGTATATCCAAAACGGGGATGGTGATAATCAGAATAAAATGATCACACCTGCTTATGTGGTTGATACGAGAATTATATTAGGGATGCCAAGTCCGACGGATTGGCCCGACCAGGTGATCACGCTTTTTTTTAGTTAGGATTACACCGATTTTTGGGGAATTGATTTCACTGATATGCCAAACGTAAATATTTTCAATGTGAACACGCAGGCTTGCGTGGTGCTGGTGAATAAACTGGAGCAACTGCATAAGAGCGCTTTTCCTTTGGCTGTGCGTGGGACATTGAACGCAGCGGCATTTGATGTGAAAACAAGAACCCTGGATGAATCGGCAACGAAAAACTTTATTCGCAGATCCCCTACCTTTTTTAAACGCTTTAGCGGGGTGAACCGGGCGACAGGCTGGAACATAGAAAGTATGAAGGCCGAAGTGGGTATGACAGCTGAGGGAGGCGGAACCTCTGAAGTGGCAGCCAGAACTGCCGTAGCCAATATGGAAGTGCAGGAGGAGGGCGGCAAGATCGATACCGGTTTGGAATATCTGAACCCATCAAGGATTGGAGGAGCATCTGATAGCCTGGTGGCCAGCAGCAAGCGGTGGAAGAAAACTAATATCGTGCGTGGTAATTTCAGCAAGAAAGGTACGACCAAATCAAGAATGATCGCGGCGGCATTTGTGGCATTGAATGAAAAAAAGTTGCAGGTAGTCATGATCAACGGGCGCAAGTTTTACCGCCAGGTAACGGCTATTAGTAAAACGGCTAAAGGAAAAATTAAGATCAGGTCTAAATTGATCTATGCGGTGCGTAATGGCAATCAGAAACCGATAACGGCTACGCACTTTAGCAGGGAAGCCGCCAATATGACCATACCACGCATAGCAGGATATTTTAACGAGCAGGCGCAAAAGCAGATCGATAGGATCATGCGTTCTTAGAAAGTAGCAGTGGCAGATTTTAGTAGCAGTTAGTGAATTAGTAATAAACATAAAAAGCGTGTTGATATCCCTATCAGACACGCTTTTTATGTTTAGAACTCTGACATACTAAGGTGATGGGGTAAATATAATAAATTTTTCTATTGCTTTAAATATCTGTAAGGCAACTTGTGGAACTATTGCGTTTCCTCCTGCTTTGATGCTTTCGTTTCGCCATTTAGGAAAGGTAATTCCGTCCAGTCTGGGGGAAATCCCATCATCTCCATTACAAACCGGGGATTGAGTTGGGAACTCATTCCAGTTTCCTGCATCTGCATAACGTTCCCTATCACCGATTCCCGGCTTCGCAGCGAAGCCGGGAACGTGCTGTTTTTTCCGTCTTGTGCTGATGGAGTTGCCATTAAGGTTTTTATCTTTCCCCTCAGATTTACTCCGTGCCCCTTTCTCACGCATTCCGATTTGTGATTCGGGCCTCCCAATGAACTTGTTGGTGTCGGAAGCAATTCCTTCGCTGCCATTTCCATTAGACTGGTGGAATGCCTTCCACCAGTCTCCACGTTGGAGGCTGATCTTCCTTTTCCTATCATTCCGATGTGATCGAATGCCTGTGGTGTTGGTAACATAATTACCTGGTGATTCAGGGTCGTTTGTACTTTCGATCCGTCTGGTCGTATCCAGCTTGAACCACTCCACTTCCAACCTAACTCCGCTGCCCGTTCCGCTGTTATATCTGCCATTGAGTTTGCGGCCGGAGTGGAAAGCAATAAACCAGACACGTTCCCGCTGGTGCGGTGCGTTAATGCCCGCAGCTGGAAGTAAAAACGGTGTGACTTCGTAGCCCTCAGCCTCCAACTCAGCTTGCACCTGCTCGAATACCAGCCCTCCATTCCAATTAACAAGGCCGGGAACATTTTCGCCCACAACGAACGCTGGTTGAATTTCGCGTATTGCTCTAAGCATCTCGGGCCATAAATGGCGCTCATCAGCCGTTCCTTTTTGTGAACCTTCGATGCTGTAGGGCTGGCATGGGAATCCTCCGGTAAGGATGTCAATTGTTCCTCTGTGAATAGAGAAGTCTGTTTTGGTAATGTCATGGTATGGAATTGAGTTAGGGAAATGATAAGCAAGCACTTTTTGGCAGAATGGATTCCATTCGCAGTGAAATATATTTTGCCAGTTCATTAATTCAGCGGCGTAATCAAAGCCGCCAATCCCTGCGAAAAGGGAAGCGTGTGTGAAGTCCATTAAATGTCAGAGTTTAATATCAGCAATAATAGTCATATATTTATAGAGTTACAAAATAAATAAAAATGAGTTGGCAGGATAATGTAGAAAACACCATTTTTACCATCAGGACAGGTGATGGGAAGATATACACACCTGACTTGCCGATCAATTACGAAACTGAAAAGCAGTTTAACACGGCTACTTTTGAATTTATTGATGTAGCCGGGGCACTCGTCCGGCGCAAATTGCCACGCGCACGTAAGTTTCCTTTGAGTTTTTATTTCCAGGGGGAAGATAATATTGACGTGGCCAATGCTTTCGATATCAGCAGCAACGACGCCCGCGCCTGGGTAGTAAGACATCCGCAATACGGGGATATCACCGGGCAGCCCATCAGTATAAGTCGTAACGATACCAAACTCAATGCCACTGAAATAACGGTTGATTTTTGGGAAACGATCGTAACGAGCTATCCGCAGGTGGGTTTGGTGGACCCGGTCGGAGAAGTGGTGATTAAAACTACCATCTTCGGTACTATATCGCCGGTAAACTATGCGGCTAAAGTGAACCTGAAACCGAAGGATGTGACCACCCTTACTAATTTCGCTGATAGGCTTTCAGCGATCCTTCAAAAAGGTATGGATACTATTCATTATGCCGAATTCACTACTGCTGTAAATAAAATGTTTTTTGCTATTAATAATTTAATATTATCCCCAGTGGATGCGATAGGAACCATTTACGATGTTTGTTTATTGCCTGCCAAATTGGTATTAAGTGTGAATCTTCGCCTTGAAATGATAAGCGCTATTTATGATAGCATTGTCACTATCTTAACTGATCCATCTGTTAACAATAAAGCATTTTTTGAAACGGCGGGTGGTATTATGGTATGCAGTTTGGCTAACTGCATCACTACTCCCCTAATTGGGGATTATATTACCCGCGACCAGGTAGCTACGGCGCAGCAAAACTTGATTGCCCTGTATGCCGATTATTTGGCTACGTTGGATACTTCTTATGTGGAGATCAATACGGTGGGTAGTGCTTTCTCGGCATCGCGGGAGAGCCAGAACGCTTTGCAGGATGTGGTGTTAAGTACGCTGACTAATCTTTATACCCTGGCTTTCGGAGCGAAGCAGGAACGCTTTGTTATGCTGGAAAAGGATAGTCAGCTTATTGTGCTGGCGCATAAATATATGGGGCTTGACCAGGATGATGCCAATATAGAAACTTTCCGCACCATCAATAATTTTAAGAATAACTATTTGTTTTTAATACCGGCGGGGACGCAGGTAAAGTATTATGCTTAAAGTAATTTTAACTGTTGCGCTTTACACCCGGTACACATTGGCTGAAAAGTACTGAGTTTGGCAACTTCATCCCTTATTTCCTGCATCCTTTTTTTATCAGGGTTTTGGCTTATATCCCATCCGAATAATTGAATCACGTATTTTCGTAAACGTTTCATCCAATCGGCCCACTCAGGATCATACTGGCCACAGGCAATTCGCCCGGCTTCATCTTGCATCGTACCACAGTTACATTCCCCGCTTCTGCCAAGATAGATAGCGACAGGTGATCTTTTAAAGTTTTCAGCTTCTAAAAGATGTAAACAATCATTTTTTAAAAACCAATGGATGATATTTACCCAGATATTATTAGGGGCTGCCGGATCAAAACGATATGGATTATCACCGTAATTATCTGCACGATCTTCGCTTTCTTCAACCCTTACACCATTAAGAAGTAATATTTTTCTGCCTTCTTTTCCTTTGCGGATGTATTTGGAAACAGCGTGACGAAATGCATTCGCTTTTAAAATGTGATAACTGAAGGTATGGGCAACCTTGCCAACCCCAAAAAAGCCTTTACGCTTTACATAATCTTCATAGGCCGTACCGGCATCTGCCTCAATTATTTTTATTCCTGTTAACGCAGCGACGCTGTGAACATATTTGCGAACATCTTTTAATCCGGTACCGGTAACACCATGAATGATAAAGTCGATTTTTACACCGAGCATTAACGCCACTTTTAACGCTGTAATACTATCATCGCCACCAGACAGCATAAGGCAGACAGCATAAGGGTTGTAATCAATAATAGCTTTTTGAACGATGATCTGTGATTCTAATAATTTATCATCGAGATAATGAGTGATAGATGGCATTCGCAGAATATGCTCGTCGCCAAAAACGCGGGTTTGAAGTCCTTTAAGCATTGAAATTGTCAGAGTTATAAAATCAAATATAGTTATATCTTTGTTTTGTGCAAATAAAAGTTAACGGAAAGCTATTTAATTATTTTAACAATGTGGTGATCAGCACTACGCTGGATACGATAGCCAGTACTTTTACCTTTACCGGGGATATGAATGCGGCGGATGCCGATAGCGTGGCCCTGTTTAAACCGCTCACTTATGCCAAAGTAGAATTTTTTGATGACAACGGAAAGTTGCTGAGTACCGGGACCATTGTGCATTGGAGTTTCAAATCATCAAGTGAACCTCATTTGGTGCAGTTATCCGGTTACAGTTTACCGGGTGTGCTGGATGATTGCCAAATCCCTTATTCGCTTTACCCGTTGCAAACCGACAATTTAACGCTGGAGCAGATCGTTACCAGGCTGATCAAACCTTTCGGGCTGAATGTAATTGTGTATCCAAGTGCACAGGCAGAGTGCGGGCAGATCATTACTAAGACAGTGGCCAAGGTTGATGAAACCATCAAAGATTATATCTGCAAGGTGGCCAATCAAAAGAATGTAGTGGTGAGCCACGATATACACGGTAACTTAATATTGTTCAGGCCATCCGGCGATGTGCCACCAAAACTATTGTTGACAGGCCAGAATACCGAAACGATGGACCTGGAAATAGATGGCACGAAAATTCATAGCCAGATCACCACGCTGCGCCAGCCATCACGCGGGAACGGTAAAAATGACTTTACGGATGAAACTGACCTGGATAATGTGACCAACCCGGATAGCCCTGGTGGAAAAGTATTTAAGATATCATCGATCGATACGGTATACAATCCCCTGGTAACGGCTTTCCGGCCCTACGTGCATCGACTGAGCAAACTATCATTTTATGATACAAAGAGGGCCAGTTTAAATATGAGAGGCGCTGAACTCAAAGGGATACGGGTTAATTTTAGTCTGGACCATTGGGAACCGATCAGTGTGGGGGATGTGATACAGGTGTTGAACCCGGAAATATTTATCAACAAAACGGCTAACATGATATTGGAAAGCACGATAATACAGGAAAGCGGCGAACGGCAAACGATGACAGGCACTTTGGTATTGGTAGAAACTTTTAACGGGGATGATCCCCAAAATATATTTGGATAATGTATTGGAGTAAATATTTTAGCAACATACTGGATGCTTTTGGGCACCGGGAAGTAAAGGTGAGTGGGTATGGCACCGTGACGGCCGACCATGTGGCACCATTTGGGGATGATAGTTGCCCGGTGCAAGGGATGGATGCGATCTATTCGGAAACGGATACGGACGAGCAGCCAGTGATCATTGGTTATGTGAATACGAACTGCTTGGCGGGGGAAGGTGAGAAGCGTTGTTTCAGTATCAGGAAAAACGAGGATGGCAGTTATTCACAGGCTTTTTATACCTGGATGAAAGCCGATGGCACATACGAGATCGGTGGCAATACAAATAACCTGACCCAGTATGCAGCGTTGAATACCGCTTTACAATTGCAAATTTCAAAGATGGAAGAGCAATTAACTTTGATTGCTGCAGGTATTGCGGCTGGGGGTGGTACTTATACGCCCGGGGATATCAGTCTGGATATATCGGCCGCAAAAATTAATGAAATAAAATGTTTGTGATTTTAGTCGGAAAGTCCGCATAAGTCGGGAAGTAAAAGAAATAAAAAAATATAATTATCTTTAAGGCATGAAATCACTAAGACTACTTATTGGGTTTTTGTTTTTATCAATCGGGGCCATCGCTCAGACAACGCCCTGGTCGCCATCGCCTCCCGTAACCGCGCAGACTCGCACTTTTGGTGGGGTATCACAGCTCCGATTCATTTGGGGTGGTACACACATGTTTACACCAAATGGAAGCGATACGATCGTTTTCTCAAAGCAATTTACAGGGCCGACCCCGCAGATCGCGATTAAGAATGATACGACTACGGAGTTTAATTATTTGGGTGCCTGGAACGATTCGCTAAATTTTACAAAACTCACTGGTTTTTATTATCAAAAATCACTTGCTAAATTTCAAGTAACAGCACCTATTAATTTTAGTAGTTATTCTGATTTTAATTATACAACTACCTTTCATGACACAGTAAAAATGAAAGTTGGATCGGATAGTAATTATTATTTAGACGCTAATAAAAATAGATTGAATTTGAGATTAAATGATAGTTTGGGTTTTCTGCTTTATCCAACTGGGGACATTGGAGTTAACGGATCCTCAACACAAGCGGATGGTGGGTTTGCATTAAATATATATAATAGTGGTATTTATGGGATGATAAGTGCAGGTAATTTTGTTATTGGCACAGATTCAAAACCTTTAAATTTCTTCACTCCTTTAGCTGGCGATAGTTCAGCAAATATAGCTAATACGGAATTTGTCACAAGGGCTATAGCGACTGCAAGTTATATTCCTGCATCGCATTATTTAGCAAATCAACATTTAACCGGAACGCAAAATGGGGTAAATACAACATTTTTACTCCCATTTACTCCACAAAATGGGACATTGAGTTTATATGTTAATGGCTTACTTCAAGACCCTGGCGATGATTATACTATTTCAGGATTAACAATTACAATGACAACACCGCCAATATCAACAGACAAGTTACGAGCAACAGAAATTTATTAATATGGCAACTAAAATAAATACCAATCAAATAAATACCAATTCATCTGCACGTTTTACAAGTGATGCCGAAATAGGGGGTTTAGCGAGTATTGCCAGCGTTGCCGCCGCGTTAATTATTAAATATTCGGATACTTCGAACTGGTCGGCTGGCTATACCGTTTACACCTTTACAACTCCAAGAAGCGGACAGGATATTGTCAACAATGACACGATAGGCCGTAGATTGCGTTCATCAGAGTATTCAGTAACAACTACAGCATTAACATTAGTTACAGCAGCGCAACCTAACGATGAATTTACCTTAATCGGGCCAGTAGCTCAAGCAAACGCAAATCAGGCGCTGCCAAACAATCTTATTCAAGGCGAGGGATCATTAAGCCCGACCTTTATCGTTGTACCCTCCGATGGGGCATCTGTTAACGTTTCTGAAAGTTTAGTCGCTAATACAGATAGTCCTTATTTCTCGCAGTTACCGAATAAACGCAGAATAACTAACATTTATACGAGCGGTGCATCGGCCTACAATAGCAATATTTTACCTATTACATGGACAACATCAAATACTACGGTTGGAGTTGGCAGATGGGTAAAAGATTCAGATGCCGCAGCCGCTTATTTAGGGGGCACTAACGCAGAAGTTTGGTTTTATGATACTGGTGTAGGGGCGATTATATTTGATGTGCTATACGCCATTTTAACCGTAAATGCCGCCATAGGAAACAGCCAAACTGGTACTGGCTCAAATTCATACGCTACGGGTTATTCATGGTCTGTAACCTGCTTAGACAAACAAAACGGGTATAGTTTTATAGCGATCAATATTTTCAATGTTGTTTATGGTGGTGGTTATACTCCGGGCCAAATGAGGTTCTACGATATTTATAATACTTGTATCCCGAATACCTGGACAAAAATAGATTATGCCGGAATGGTGTTCCTTTTAAATACTAAGGTTATATCGAGCAGTGTTTATCCAGATGGAAATAATATTTTACAATGGCCTCCATGTCCATTATCAAACAATGCAGGAATAATGGCTTTAAACAGTGAAGTTGCAGCCAATGGTAAGAAGTTTACCGTTACTATAAATGGGGCTTATACCTATATCAGAACCTCTTATAATACGATTTACGACATTGTAACAACTATGTTTGCGGATGCTGCTGCAAATACATCTTTAACGTTTTACGGTCAGAAATTAATCCTTAAAACAGACCCTACCAGCGCAAGCGGTATAGTTTTGAACGGTGGTACGGGTGATGATTCTGCACCGACAAAGGTTTGCAACAGTTATATGTATGGCCGTCACGGGAACTCCGCCATATTAATGGTTGTAGTTACAGCACATGGGAAAACAGTTGCAGACGTGGGGTCGAGGTGGGTAGACGGCGCAAGTCATAACTTTTACATTATATCCATTATTGATGCCAACACCTTATGGATGGTAAGCGATAATACTGGGTCAGCTTCGAATTGGGTATATTATGTTACCATTTCGGGCAACCTGACCTACGGTGCAAATGCCGTTCACACAGGCAATATGACGGTTGCTTCTTATGCACAGGATCAAATGTTGCCATCTACTAAGAATGTGGTTATCACTATTTTACTGGATGGCAATGTTATAACAGCAAACGGTGTTTATCCTTGCAATAAGCCTGAAATGATTGAAGCCTATGACGGTGTTGATTTTAACCTGGCTATTACGGGTTTAATATCAGGTCGTCCTGGGGGTGGATATACTATTCAGCCAGCTTTAAATATTGCTGGTACTGCTATTTCTGTACAGAATTATTACAATTTTCAGGATCAAAACAAGTGTTTGATATTTTTTAAATGGAACTTGAAAGAGACCATAAACCTGATCTATTTTGGCGGCACGCAATCGGCTAATTTAGTAAAAGCACCATTCACAAGCTGTAAGCGGTATATGCCTAATGTGCTACCGATTTCAGACGGTGTAACAACATGGGATTTCAGAACACCGTCAACCTTACCGACATATCCATCCGGCTTTAATGCAGATATGAACGTAACTTCTGCTTATTGGGAAGATGGTACAAACCCCCCGTCAAGGGCAGTAGATATGCTGACTAACGGTAGCAATCTTAATGTAAATTTTAATATTGGGGCTTTGCCGTTTGGTATTGGAACAAAAGCCGGGCGAATAGCGAATGTATTAAACGCCTGGTTTTTAGCAAGTAATGTTAAATTATACCCTTATGTATTGGATGGTAATAAACTAAATTCAGGCGGTGTAACTGCACCCGTTGTAAAGCAAGGGGCTATGTTCCGGGGCTTTTGTGATAAACCTACCAATCAAACCAACTTTATAATTTTCGCTTTTGGTACGCAATGGTATGTTTTGATCGACTGGCATACGGTTATCAACGATCAAATCATATTACCTGATTATATGCTTGGCAAACCGATCTCAATTTACAAAAATTCAAGCAATGTAACCCTTGTAGATACGGTAGTAACAGGTGTTTTGGATGTTACCGTAGCATCTGCAAGCCCTCAATATGGATATTTAGAACTTATAATAGGATGAAAAAATTAATATTAATCATATCGCTGTTAACCTGTAGTTTGGTTTCTTTGGCGCAGGTTGCTGAATATAAACCTTACAGAACGACCGGCAATGTGCAGGTTGTTGATAGTGCCCTATCGGTAAGACAATTTAGAATAGCAGCCGTTACTAATTCATTAAATGGTTATTCTGCATTAAACGGTCAGTCATTTGGATATAATTCATCTGATACAACTTTGCAGTTTTATTTAGGAGGTACATACCCCAAGTTTGCCAATAAAATATGGGTAACTAATGCTTTGGCAACTAAAGCAAGTAAAAGTTCATTTTCAGCAACATTGCCATTATCTTATAATTCAAGTACCGGGGCGTTTTCTATTCAGGCCGGAAGCGGTTCGCAAAACGGGTATATCGCATCCGGGGATTGGACTAACTTTAACACCGCTTACACCAATAGGATAACATCATTAACCGTTACGGGGTCAAGCGGCGCATCAACATTGACATCTAATGTACTGAATATTCCAACTTATACACTTTCAGGGCTAGGTGGTGTACCAACAACAACCACAGTGGCAGGTTTTGCTTTAAGTTCAAATGTTACCTTAGGAACTTTAACGCCTGGTTCTACATTAACCAATACAAGCGGCTCAAATTATAATGGGTCAGGTAATACCACACTTGACATTAATCTTACTAATGCAAATTCATGGTCAGGAATACAGACATTTTCACCCGGCATTGTTTTAGGATCAGCAAATGGACTTTTAAACGGTCAATTGGTTAATGGTATTTACGTACCAACAGCAACAAGTGGCTCATACGCATTTGATAGTAAGGAGTTATTGGCAAACAATGGGGCAAATAGTTCGGCTGCCTTTGATTTGGAGTATTTGAGAGTTGGAACCAATACAGGTAATACTTTTAATATAACCGGGGCAATTTACGGAACAAATGTTGGTGTTGTACACAATGGAACTGGTACATTATCCTCAACAATAGCCTATAATATTGGTACGCCGTCCATACCAAACGGTGGAACAATAACAACAAGCCATGCACTATTAATAGCTTCTCAAGCCCAAGCCCATATCGGAACGGCTTATGCGATTTATCAGGCCGGTACAAGTGATATAGTTGCTTTGTTGGGCACCTTAAATTTAGGCAGTTTAACAGCCTCCAAGCCACTGTTTTTATCAGCAGGTAAGAATGTTACTGTAACAGGACCGGGAACAGCTTTACAGGGTATAGCAGGTGACGGTTCATTGTTTACACCATCAATAACCCAAGCATCTGCCGATTTAACAGCACAAAGTGCAGCAGGAAATATAACTACATTTACGGTAGGAGCAGCCACGGCGACATTTAATATATCTGCTTACTTAAATGTGACAGCTATTTCGACAGATGTTATACAGGTTCAAGTAACTTATACAGATGAAAACAATACGAGTCAAACAGTAAGTTATACCACAATAAATTCTATAACTGACAGTAATTATAATCCAGTAACTATTCGTGCAAAGAACGGTACAGTAATAACCGTAAAAACAAATTTAACAGTAGGTGCCGGTAGTGTCACTTTTGATGCCGGGGCTCGTATCACGCAACTTTAAAATCCAAATAAAATGAACAAACAAGAATTAGCCGAAGCAATTAAGACAATTAAAAAAAGTGATGCCAAAGAGGTAAACGCAACCCTTATAGCGAGTGGGGTTAACTGGGGTATTTATATAAAGCCATTGACAGGCGGTGGTGGTGACGGTGATAATGATAGTGATGATGGTGTAGGTGGTATACAGGACGACCCTACACACGGGGATGCGTGAGCCGTCAAGCTAAAATATTCATCCTTTGCCATCTGTACCCATTGTTTATGATGTGTCAGTTACAATGGCGGTTAGGCGATTTTGTTTATACAGTTGCCCCTATGTGTTTTATTCTACCAATGTTTTATATTTGGAAAAGATATAATTCAATCAGGTTAAACCGTAGTGAGATAAGGAGTTTGGAGTTCTTTATGTATTTTTTTACATTGATGCAAGGTTATTATATGCTTTGTTTATATGGAAGCCCAATTTGGATAGCCGATCATAATTATTATTTTGTTTACTTTTTATGTTTTATTTTAATATTTTATACCCTAAGCAGTGTCACAAAACGACTATGGCGTTAATTATTTATGGAACACCTTTGTTACCGTTGCAGGTATGGCAGGGGTAACAAATATTGTCAGGGTATTTAAAAATAAGAACAAAGACAGGGAAGTTGAGTTGTTAAAAAAGAAATGCAAGCAGTATCAAAAAATGATCAACAATGAGCCCGATTGATAAAGACAGGTGGCAGCGAACTTTAACCATTTGCGGATCAATAGGAATACCGCTTATTAGTGTATGTGTATGGTTGATCGTTAGTGGTACACATTTGGTTGATACTGTTAATTACATTTCAAAAGACCAGACGCAAACTCACGCAAGAATAGATTTAATGGATAATAAGATTGACCGACTCATACGTAGGGTTGATACCTTAGCTGATAAACAAAGCAAAGAGGGTTTATATGAGGAGCGTATCATTAACGGAAAGAGAGTATTTATACCCGCGAAATAAATAACCTTTCCCATCCCCATTCGTTATCTTTACATGATGAACATAATCACCTATATTTTAGAGGACGCGGAAGCCGACAGGGACTTCATAGAATTTGTTCTTAAAGATGACGACCGATTAGATATTACTTACTTTTATGACCCCATATCTTTTAAAGAGAATCTCTCAGATGATATTAATATCGTCATAACCGATGTTCGTATTCCTCACTATGATGTTTTCAAAACCATTGAGTACATTCGTGATAATTTTCCTGGTATCTACATTATTGTGATGTCTGGCTATTTTGACGATGCTATTTATGAACGGTTGTTTGAATTGGGTGTTGACAGGGTTGTTAAAAAAGGAACAGATGAAAAATGGGTTAGAAGAATAGCTAAGTACATTAATGATTTTTTACCTAAGATTGAACTGAAACAAGAATTGATGAAATGACAACGCTGGAATGGGTTGGTACGGCTGGTCTGATGTGCACCATAGCAACCGGGGCGTACTTTATCATTATGAATGCAGTGGATGGGAAAATAGAACGGGCTATGAATAAGCTAAAGGAAGAAAAGATTCAAGAGCTTATCCGACAGAATGAACGGCTTATGGCAAAGAATGAAATGTTGAAAGACGGGATAAATAAATTAAAATGATCGGCATCGGCAGAAAAGAACCATTGCAATTCTCAACACCCGAAAGGCAACCCTACACATGGATAAGAGGACTGCCAGTTTTTTACTTCGTTTCTATTTGGGGTAGTTTACATACCTATCATGCTTTTGTTGTTGTTTGGTTGAATTAAATTTGGTAAATTTGAGTTCATTAACTCTCACAAAATATGAAAAAGCATTTAGAACAAATAATTGATGATACTATTGAAAAATGGATGTACAAAGATTTGACAGATAAAGAGGTTAAATACTTAAACTTTCTTCTTTCTAACCCAACATTTTATTTAATATCTAATGAGGACATTTCAAGAGCATGGATAGCGGATCATAAAACAAAAAAGCAGATTTCTTTTAATTCTTATTTGAAATTCGTCTATCAAAATAAGATAGTGTGTTTTAGATCAGATATTGACCATTGTATATTTTGGTTTAAAGCCCAAGATGAAGCAAATCCGTGGCCGAATGGAATTATTACTTTTATGCCTGAAAAAGGTGGATTATATGATGTAATGACAATAAATGGCGATGTGGTAAAAGCATTTTGTTCACATAATACCAAAGGCGAAATGGTTTGGATATTTCCTACAGAGATTAATATTTGGAGAGATAATTAACCGCTCAACTTCAATGTGAGAGTTAATTTTGACGGTTATTAAGGGGTTGCAGGAATGTGGCCCTTTTTTTGTTTTGTCAGATTTTGTTTTTATATTTGGGTGTCGAAATAGTTCGGCAATAAAAATCACTACGTAATGAATACTACAGAAAAAATCAGCGACCTGCTGAAATTCGACAGCTTGAGCGAAGCTGAAAAAATTACCGGGACTTCTTATAAAGAAAATGAAAGCGTGGTCGGATTGGGAATGCTTCTTCAAATGGGAAAAAGTGAAAAGTTAAATTTACTTTTAAACGCCACAGACGATACCTTGTTCTCTAACACCGTTGATGAATATATTAGAAAGATTGAGAGTATCGGATTTCAACAAGTTTACTATGAGCCATTTGTTTATACGCCTGACTACGGGGAACAAAAGCCACAAAACGAACGGATGTTTACCTTTTTTCAGTACGAATTAGGTATACTGCTTCATTTTGATACTTTTGGTTTTGACAGGGTTAATTCCGGTAACTTTTATTATAATTGGTCACCAATCGGTATTTATGATACTGAAAAGTGTACACGTTCAGGCCATTATCTTTTCGATAAAGAAAACGACCATGTATCTGTTCTTTCACCTGATTTCAAAGAGAAAATTATTTTACAACTACCACCTAAACCGAAATGGGAAAACCAACCGTGGTCTGAATTCAGAGCTACGTGCGAGCCAATAGAAAATGAACGGAAAGCTATAATTGAAAAATCAATTTTTGAGGATGGGAATAGAACACTTTGGATAGGCGACCACGATTGCAGGGAAGCAGTTAAAAATAATATACTAAGAATGCAGAATTATGGAAAGTTCTGCCCATTTTGGAAAGAGTGTGCATTCCCGTGGCTTACTAATTATGCGGAACATAAGGGTGATTATAATTTAGAGCGTCATTACGAAACCACTAAAGAGAGGCTTAAAAAATTCCCTAAAGATGTGCTTGCTCAAATAGGTTCTTACAAGCAAGACATTCCACAATAGTTTCTGTAGTGATTAACTAAGTGGTTTTAGCTCATCTAACTTCGGTCGGGTGGGCTTTTTTCTCCCCAAAATCTAAAATAAGGCGTATTGTTATTTTTGTTATATTTGGAACGTACTGTTCAATAACACCAACAGGCAAGTGCCCCTGATTATAAAGGAGCATGGAAAAAACGGGTGTAAGGGCTTTAACATAGTGTTGAGGCTTTTTTTGTTATATACAATTATATACAAGATTTTGTATATTTGGTAATGAAAAATAAAGCCGTTACCTATTGTGTAGGTATTTACCTTTTCTGTTATGAATTACAAATAAAACAACATTGGTTAGAAACGAATATTGTAAACTTTAGATAATGCGCTTCCTCCTCACCCTCTTTCTCCTAATCAGTACTGCGTGGGCGCAGGTGGTGGTTTATCCTAACGGGAATGTCGCTGCCACTTCAACTCACTTTACTGTAGTTGTATCAACTCACAGCAGCCCTGTTTATCAATCTAACGCCGGATCTTGTTCCAGTGGGGAGTGCGGTACCGAAGCCGGAAAAACATTTTCATATACCATATTTAACCTTTTATCCGGATCAGCAACAATAACCGTTACTAAGTTAAGTAGCTCTGCAACATCATGCACATTAAGACCTGGCGGAACAGTTTTAACGCCAACTTTATCGGGTGGGAATGCTTCAATATCTTATACCATTTCAAGTCAACAAAAAACAAGTATTGAATTTTCAGATGATCCAACTTTGAATCATGCCTGTTTAGTTGATTGTGAGGGAACGCCAACTTCTGTAATTGATACTACGGCATTGCATATATATACCATTCCACCTCCGGGGGGAACAAGAGCTGATAGTATCGCTGTTAACAATATTCCGGTGGGAACTACAGGTATTTCTTTTAGCCCAGGCGTTAAATATAAAGTCGGGAAGTGGACTATTCCATCAGGAGTTACGCAGGTTTATTATTGGGGAGGCACTTTTGTCAGTGGTTATATGTATTCAACTGCTGGAAATAAGTTAATCAATGGTTTCGGAATAGTTTCTGGTTCAGGTTATCCATGGCATTATGGAGGGTCAGATTATAATAGTTGGGATAAACTGATCGAAATTCACGGCACGAATACAATAAGCGTTCAAAACGTCACTTTCGCGGATGCTACAGCACCGAATATTTTAATCTCGGGTGCATCTCCTGTTATCAATCGTATCAACATAATTGCCTGGAATTATAATAATGATGGCGTTACTTATGTGGGTGGAAGCGGAGTATTCACCGTTGAAAATAGCTTTTTAAGAACGCATGATGATACTTTCGTACCATTTGTAAACAATTGTGTTTTTTATAATAACATCGTTTGGCAACTATCAGGTAAGACGGTGCAGCTTGGTTATGTACCGCAATCACTCTCAAACTTTGTTATCAGCAACAATGATGTGATCCACGATGAAGCGAGCAATCCTTTAAGCAACATTGGTTTTGTGGGATCTGATTATACTGGTATTTCATCAGGCGCTGTAACAATCAGTAATTTTGTAATCAGTAATAATACTTTTGAAACTCCAATATTAAGATTTATAGATTTAAGGTCACATTTAGACATTTCACAAGTTCAGCCAGTCATTTACAAAAACTTTGTGATTAGTGGCAATCGTTTTAAGCAGTCTGTTTCAGCTGTTAACCCATTTATGTATTTTTACGGCTTTGATCTGCCTCATTTATCCGATTATCCTGTTTTCTCAGGAATGAACATGAATAGGATATATGCAGTCTATAGCGATTATAACAATCCGCTTTATTTTAATCATCAGTATTTATCCGGGAGCGGAGGGATTGGGTTTAAGGTTCCACATAGTGCAAAAGTTAAAAATTAGAAATTATGATCAGAGGAATAGATATATCTCATTTTGAAGTTGGGCTGAATATGGCCACACTTCCCAACGATATCGCTTTCGTTTCCATGAAAGCATCGCAGGGTGCAACAGAACAAGACCCAAATTTCCAGGGCTTTTACCATGATTTAAAAGCAGACAGGCCAGAGATCATTCGGATAGCTTATCATTTCTTCGATTGGGAAGTAGATGGTATCATACAAGCCGAAAACATTTTATCTCGCCTTGTAAACTATACTGAACCGGGGACGGGTCCGTTGATGCTTGATTTGGAGGCCGATTCGGGTAGCACCGAGGAAAGTTATGTGATTCATAACCGGGCTATTTGTATTCTGCGTGTGAATTACTTTATAGCTTATATACGGGCGAACGCCGCGAGGCATGAGTTGATCATCTACTCAAATGATGATTTTATAAAGAATGTGATTTGTCATACGTGGCCCGATACTATATTTTGGGTAGCCAGTTACCAGGATAATGCGCCGCCATTTATACCCGGCTGGAATTTTAAATTTTGGCAGTATTCGGAATTTGGGCAGATTGATGGATCTGTTTCAGGTGGTCATTTAGACCTGGATCAATTTATGGGAACGCAACAGGAATTAAATGGTTTAGCAAATATTGTATAATTATGGTAGATCAACCTCAATCCTGGCTATCGACCAATATTAAATCGATACTTGCGATTATTATTGTTTTAAGCGCTGTGTCATATTTATTTATGGTAACAATAACCACACAGGATGCAACGGTTAAATCGCAAGCTGAAACCGCTATGATAATGCTTATTAGTGGCGTTACTGGCTATTATTTTGGCTATTCACAGGGGGCAGCAAAGAAAGACGATGCTCAGGCTGCATTAACAGCCAATAGCAGCGTTCAAACCACC